CTTCCAACCCCCTCCAATGTGCAATCCCATTAATATACCTTTGTACATCGGCGACTGTCATGTCCAACTGCCGTGATATCTCCGCCAGGCAGTCACCCACCGGCGCAATACACGAGTCATCAGATGGAACGCCATCATGACCAATCAACCAAGGTCGCAAATGCTCATGCCGAACTCGCAGATCAGCAGGCATCACACGCAAACAAAAGGCATACAACGCTCGAACCAACGGGCAATTGGGGGTGCCATCCGCCATCCCTGAAATCTTGTTCCATAGGATAGTTTCCGGTGGCAACACCTCCCTTGACGGGTGCACATGCAGCTTGCCCAATTGTCGGGCATAATCCATCGTATTATACGCTGCTCCTTTCGGATTATAATACGTCCGCGCGAGGAAAGTCACTGGTGCGGTTGCTGGCCTCTGCACGGCCTTGATCCGCAATCCAATATCTTGAACGACGCGCTGAATCACGAGCGGCTCCATATCTGCCGTGACACCATCATCACCACCATAAATGCCTAACGAGTCAAAGGCTTGGCGGGGATGTTTGCCCATCTCGCGATAAGAAAAATAGCACACCAGCATATTATCGAGGGTATTCATACACGACGTATCCGCACTACCTGATAATCGTGATCCCCCAGGATCATAGTGTACTCCATGCGCTGTCCGACCTTTTGCGGTAACCATTGCATGGTGTAATCGCTCAATGATAGGATGCTCGACCACAGGAAAACAGTGGTACAAAAATGCGAGCTCCAACTCATAAAGGGCATAAGAATGCGTTCCATCAAATCGACTGAAATCCGTTTCCATGAGCATCAAAGCCTGCACCCCGAGGCGATACACACGCCGGGCCACTAGGTCAGGATGCTTAGAGAATGCATAACACTCCAAACATTTCATGACCCCGGTGACACTCTGAATGTACTCGGAATACAGTAGGCAATGCTCCGTCGGCAATGTCGATATATTGCGCGGTCCTTTCAGCGCCGAATAAGTTTCCCCTTTCATGAATGACTTAACTTCGACGCCGTATCGAGAGGTGGCCGTCACCACGTTACGTATCACGGCCCAAAATTCCGCCAACTTACCTCTTACGCGCTCATTGTTAATGCGCTGGGTTGGACGGTTTTGACTCTGGATAACCTGACTCACTGACACTGGAGCCAGTGAATGAGGACGAGGCACAATAAAATGGAACAATTCGTTCGCGTAATCTCGGTACTTCTCCGGAATTTTCGCTACGTTCCGAACCGAGTTTAACCGCTCTTCAAGAGTCCAGCGGTCATTAGCACGCGAACGTGCAGGCAGGAAACCCGAGGGGTACACCGGTGGGCATATCACTTGGCCCATAATCCGCGGTGCACTGAGCTCGTCCGGCCCAGATTCATGATACGTAATGGCACGTGCTGGCGTAGCCGTTGCCATAGTATATCCCAAACTCTCCGTTAATGGGAA